GCTCAATATTTGAAAAGCTCGATTTTTCCAGGTCTCCTACCATATGAGGAGGAACTCGGAAAATTCGAGCAATTTCGTTTATTTGAAATTTACGGGTCTCCAGGAACTGCGCCTGCTCGGGAGAGATGGAAATCGGTGTATACTTCATTCCTTCTTCCAGGACAGCAACCTTACCCGAATTGGATGAGCCACCGAACTGACTCTGCCACGCATCACGTACACGGCTTGGGTCTTTGATTGTACCTGGGTGCTCAAGGACACCCGAAGGTGCGGCACCGTTCGCAAAAAATTTGGCCCCGAACTCCTCACAAGCAATTGCCATACCGATAGCGTTCTTGGCCATTGCGATGGGACTGTATCCAACTAGACCGTCAAAGCCAAGACCAGGAATGTGAAGCACATCGGAGGGTTTGAGTATCACTGATGAGCCTTTCATAGTCGGTGCTTCCTCGTTTGAACGTTGATAGGTGTAATAAAGCTGTCCGTGTTCGTCACGATCAACGCTCATCTTGTTTGGCATCAAAGGATACAACGCAATGACCTCGTTTTTGCCGTTTCGGATAATCTGTGCATAGGCATTACCCCAAAGCAGAAGATGAGTCATAAGCGTCTCTCTGAAAACAAAACTTGACATTTCAGGGTTCGGCTCATCGTGAAGCAATAAATAAAGCGGATGGTCGATGGCTTTCTCTTTCCCTCCGCTTTCGGTATATTTGTATAAATGCAACGGCAGTCCTGCGACAGCTTCCGCAAGAATTCTGACGCAGGAATAAACGGCCGTCATCTGCATGGCAGAACGTTCGTTAACATATTTTCCTGCGGTAGACCCACCCATAAAGAATGTGTACGCACTACCTGCCGTACTATTTTGAGGCTTGTCTCTGGACTTAAAGAGTCCTGAAAAGATACCCATTTTATTTCCTCCTCTCAAATAAATAATAATCCACGCTGATCGTAGACGCTTTCACTGGTGTCGTTGCCACAACGGATTGCTCTATCGAGCGCCATAATGGTTGCAACGGCACCATCTATTTTTTCAGTGGACTTTTCCTTGTCGGGCTTGATATTGCCCGCAGGGTCGGTCTTAATAAAAATGTTGTCCATCATCCACCGAAGAACTGCGTGGCCGCCGTGAGCAATTCTCTCCCCCAGCACAAGGTTCATAAGCTCTTTGGTAGGCGGCGACATATCCTTGAAACCTTGTCCGAAAGGAACTACCGTAAAGCCCATCCCTTCTAGGTTCTGAACCATCTGCACGGCTCCCCATCTGTCAAAAGCAATCTCACGGATGTTAAATCGTTCACCAAGTCGCTCGATGAATTTCTCAATGTAGCCATAGTGAATGACATTACCTTCTGTGGTTTGCATCAGCCCCTGACGTTCCCAAATATCGTATGGCACGTGGTCTCTTCGGACTCTAAGCTCCATGCAATCCTCGGGAATCCAAAAGTACGGGAGAACGATATATCTATCATCTTCATCGGTGGGCGGAAACACAAGTACCAAAGCAGTAATATCCGTAGTAGACGAAAGGTCCAGCCCGCCGTAGCAGACTCGACCTTCGAGTTCATCTTCATTGACAGCAAAAGCACATTTATCCCACTTCTCCATCGGCATCCATCGTATGGCTTGCTTTACCCATTGATTAAGACGTAATTGTCGGAATGCATTCTCCTCTGCAGGGTTTTGCTTTGCAGATTCACAAGCGGCACGAACCTTGTCAATGCCAACCGTGATGCCGAGTGAAGGGTTTGCTTTCTTCCAGACCTTCGGGTCTGTCCAGTCATCATTTTCATCCGCGCCGTATATAACAGGATAAAATGTGGGGTCAACTTTTCGACCTTCGATGATGTCTTTTGCCTTTTGGTGGGTCTCGTAGCAAATGGATTTTGTATCCGTTCCTGCTGTGGTAATAAGGAAGTACAGAGGTTGCATACGAGCGTCACCAGAGCCTTTTGTCATAACGTCAAAGAGCTTTCGGTTTGGCTGCGTATGTAACTCATCAAATACAACACCGTGTATATTAAAGCCGTGCTTGGAATAAGCCTCGGCGGAAAGAACTTGATAAAAACTGTTTGTGGGAATGTATACGATACGCTTAGTAGCGGTCAGTATTTTTACGCGCTTTGACAGCGCAGGACACATACGAACCATATCAGCGGCTACCTCGAAAACGATAGACGCCTGTTGACGATCCGCAGCACATCCATACACCTCTGCCCTTTCTTCAAAGTCTCCGCAAGTAAGCAATAGTGCTACTGCGGCAGCTAGTTCGGACTTTCCCATTTTCTTAGGGATTTCGATATAAGCAGTGTTGAACTGACGATATCCATTGGGCTTAAGGATTCCGAAAAGGTCACGTATGATTTGCTCTTGCCAATCCAGGAGTTCGAAAGGCTTTCCTGCCCACGTGCCTTTGGTGTGGCACAGGCACTGAATGAAGTTGACCGCATAATCTGCCGCTTCTTGATTATAAGTTGAATCCTTTGCTTTGAATTTCGTAGGCTTATACTTTTTTCTAGTAGCGATAACGGTCCCCTCCTTTCATAGGAATAAAAAAACAGCCCTTTGGCTGTAACGAGGAAAGAGCCTCTCGGCTCAATCCAGGGTTATTAAAACGATGTGTATTCGGTCATTCTTGCCTCACCTTTCGTAATCGTAAAGGTGCAGCCACCGTGAAACTTATCTCCTTCCTTGGCTTTCGGTCCCCACTCAAGCGCTCGTTTGAAAGTAATGTCGTGCATTAGGCAACCATCAGCTTTTAGCGTCAAGAGGAGTGCTTTCAGATCGCTTGAGGCTCTACACCGAAAGCCGTATTCTTTTGGAATACAATATTCTGCAAAGTAAACCATCATTCCTCCTCAGAAGTGCATGCTGATTGCTCTATACTCGTTTGTCAGTCTTGCAACCTCCTGTGCAATGCACTCACGGCGGAAAGCGTTCTTGCAAGCCTTACCTTCTGCTGTAAGCTTTTCGATTTCAGCCTTGCGTCTTTTCAATACCTCGATCTCGTTACCGTCGAGTGCTTCCTTAAGGTCTTTTTCAAATCTCGTCATTGGGATTGTCCTCCGTTCCTTTTGTTGTACACATATTACCATACTAATTGGAATATATCCAGTCATTTCCGATAATAAAGTACACAAAGATTTGAAGGCTTTTTTGTGTAAATTACAGTTTATTATTCTCCCGTTAGAATAAAGTGAACGTAAGATTTCTTGTTGTCTTCGATAAAGGTCACAAGTTCGTAAAGCTCCATTTCCAAAGCAATTCTTTGCACAGCGTTAGTGTCAAACATATTCGTAAAACCTGTGTCGCGGACCTTGAGGATTTGTTCCTTAATCAAATCACTCATCGTCATCACCATTGCACACGATGCGTCCCTGCGTTAGCTGAATTGCTATTTTGGCATAACGCTCAAGTTCTGCTCCTTCGCTGTTTGCTGCTGCGTTGGAATAAAACAGAATAGCTTCTCTCCGAGAATCCCACACACGCTCCGTTCCATAGCAGATTACTTTCACGCTATCGAGTCGTCTGCAGGAATCCTCTCCATATACAACTCCCAAACTGGACCCACAATCCCATTGCACGTGGATTGTGCCGATGTCATCAACCCCTTTTACAGTTCCCTTGCATCCGGGTGTGAGCGTCGTATTATACGGATCGCTCATCATTGTAAGCTCTACGCGGCATCCAATCGGATACTGTTCCTTCAATCTAGCAAGCGCCTCTTTCGAGATCCCCCACATATCACTTTACCCCCTTTGCATTTTTGTGTGCCGAAGACCCTTCAAGGTGCTGCAATAGCACTTTGCGGTCGGTCTTGTATTCGTCTCCAATGAAGCCGAGTCTAAGAAGGAAGCATCGGAAAGCGTACTTTTCGTTTTCGGCTTCCTTCTCTTTGGGACTAATGCGTGTCTGTGTCTTTGCCATATTACAAAGGGCGGTGATGAACTTCATATACGCTTGAAGCTCCTCGGGAGTGGAGTCGGGTGAAAACCAAGCAAAGTCTAGTCTGTCTTCGATAAGGCCAATCTCAAAGGTTTCTCTGCCGAAAACCTTCTTGAAGAGCGTTGCCTTAGATTCGATAATGTTTCTGAGATTCTGCATAGCATTCAAGCCGAAGTCCTTTGCAGGAATTTGGATGCTGTAACCTTTTACCTCTTCTTCAATTTCGCTCTGATCGATTTCAAAGCCTTCATCGTAAATGTGGTGAAGCAGGCGTTCAGCTACCTCATCATCAACGAATTCGCTAAAGGTGAGGTTGCCTTCCTTCTCTACGGTGAATCTTCCAATTTCGTATGCGAAGGAAGGTGCTCCACAGTAGTGCGGGTCTTCTCCAAGCCACTCGCTAATGGTCTTTACAAGTCTTTTGCGCTCTGCCCCCTGGGCGTTGATTTTGATGGTGTGCATCATGGTAATAACCTCCTTGTTTTTTGGTATACACATATTAACTCTAAATGCCCTAAATATCCAGTCATTTTCGAGATATTTATGTGTAGAATACAGGGGCTATTAATCGGTATCAATTTGTGTATAGTACACGATGCCGGACAGCACAAAAAATACACACGGAAGCGCGACTCCGTTACCCCAAAGTTTATATTCCGCAGAATCAGAATGAGGGTTTTCGAGCCACCTTCGAATCTGCTTCTCGGTCTTAGGCTTGCAACCGCCAATGACCCTTGCGTAGGTATCCCATACCTCCTGCCAAAAACGAATATCCTGAATAGCGGGGTACTTGTCTTCAAGACCACTGCACCACCAATCCGGGAAGCCCTGCAATCTGGCACACTCAGTAGGAGTCAAACGTCTCACGGTATAATCGGTTTCCAATACTCCATTATGATGCCCAGGACATGTGCCGTTCAAAAGTGTATTCCCACAATCCTCAAGAAAATATTTTCCGAGGTCTCTTGCACAGGAAGGGTCAAAGCCGTAAGGAGCAACCACAGCACCAGGGCCCTTGGCAACCATCGTGGGTTGTACCTCTTCCGAAAAGCTGGCAGCAAACTTTGCATTCTTTCCGTGATTGAAGGTGTCTCTGCCAACCCCATAGCATACGGCATTAGGATCTTTATAATCCCTGGCCAATAAAGTGGGAGATTTCTCTTCTTCAATGTGAGCATAGCTTCCGGTGCTCATTGCGTAGACGGCATGTCGGTCGATGGTGTTAAGCGTATACATCACATCGGATTCCTTATAGCCATCTCCCTTATGTGAGGGACGAGAGCCATTCCCTTCGATGACAATCGTTTCGCTCTTGGTAACTGTTTCGGGCCTATCCACGCAAACAATAGCAATACCTCCCTGATTGCAGGAAGGGTTACCTCCGTTGGCATCAAGGGTTCGAGAAGTGTCCGCTTCATAGATGCCACTATGAGGATTACTGGATTTCATCGCATTGCTGTCCTTGGAACAAATACCAAAAGGCTGAAGGACACAGTTAAAGTTGTCCTTGTCGGGCATGCGCTGATTGCCACCCGCGTTCTGCTTAGTGAGCGTGGGTGCTATCTGACCACCGTCCCAGTTGCTGGGGACAAACAAGGTTTGATCGTTGTTACAAGCCAAGGTCGCGGATTTGTTTTCCTGAATGAGAGCACCCTTGCCTCCACCTTCACAACCACAACGAATTTTCATAACAAGAGGAACGTTGCCTCCACCCGTTCCCATACGTGATGTGAGCGTTTGAATGGCATCCCCTTCCTCAAGTTTCACTCTACCATCAGCCGGGTGATTCTCAAGAGCAATAGTTGCCGGAACCACTCCTGCTCGAAGTGTCGGCGCGCACTCCTCTTCATAACCAATCCCTCTGCTTTCAGCAGAATGTTCAGTACAGAAGCCTGCAGATTCAAGAACACAGGGCGGGTGGTGTGCCTCTGCTCGAAGAGTGCATGTAATCTCCTCAGTCACATCCATGCGATTGCCACCTTGGTCATTAAGGACTACACCGTTGCGTCCTGTGGACATCCCGCAGTTTACACCGAGCGTTGCCGCTTTATTACTTACGGTTCCGTTGTATCCATCGAGACCGATGCCTGGCGCTCCAGTGCAGTCTTCAAAACCATTGGCAGCTCTTTGCCACGCACGGAAGCTCTCCGCAGAATACCCTGACACGCCTTCGGACTTAAATAATACGTTTCCGGCACTCCGACCTGCAAAATCTGCGACAAGGTAGATTCTACGGCGGCGCTGGGGGACTCCCCAGTATTGAGCATCGAGAGTTCTGTAAGCCACGCTCCATCGGTCTCCCAAGTAGAGGTCTGCGTAAGGCCATCCTTTTTCAGGCATAGGCACCTCGGTCCCCTCTTCGACGATGCCGATGACGGCTTCGAGGACGGCTTTGAAATCGTGACCATTGTTGCTAGAGAAAGCTCCGGGGACGTTTTCCCAGCAGATCCATCTCGGATATTTTCCATTTGTTGCTTTCCTCATTTCTTTGATAATACGGACAGCCTGATAAAAAAGACCCGACCTTTGACCGTCGAGTCCGCTTCGCTTACCTGCCACAGACATGTCCTGGCAAGGCGAGCCAAATGTAATAATATCTACGGGTTCAATCTTGCCGCCGTCCATAGCAGAAATATCTCCGTAGTGTTTCATAAAAGGAAATCTCTTTGTGGTAACTCTTACCGCAAAAGGCTCCACCTCGGATGCCCACACAGGCTCAATGCCTGCGAGGACACCACCGAGAGGAAAGCCGCCCGAGCCATCAAACAGACTCCCCAGCTTCAAGTGTGTCACTTTCTTTGCCCTCCACTTCTTTTACAAGTTCGGTATAAGGAATCTGCTCTCCGCCGCGAATAACATAAACATTATCTGCGTCACCGGTATCATCGACATAACGGCGAAGGATTACAGAAGCGTACTTTTCGTCAAGCTCCATCGTGTAGCAGATGCGACCTGCCTGCTCACACGCCATCAGCGTAGAACCGGAACCTCCAAAGGTGTCGAGCACGATGGAGTTCACCTGAGATGAGTTGCCGATGGGATATGCCAGAAGGTCAAGAGGCTTGCTTGTAGGATGGTTCGCATTCCGCTTAGGCTTATCGAAATTCCAAATGGTTGTCTGCTTTCTGTCGGAATACCATCTGTGCTTACCATTCTGCAAGAAGCCATAAAGCACAGGCTCGTGTTGCCACTGGTAATCCGAACGACCAAGTACCAGACTATTCTTTGCCCAAATGCATACGCCCGCGAGATGAAAGCCTGCATCCACAAAGGCTCTGCGGAATGTAAGACCCTCGGTGTCCGCGTGGAACACATAAGCGGCGCCACCGCTTTCCATATGTGCGACCATATTGTCGAAAGCCTTACGAAGGAAGTTGTAAAACTCTTCGTCCTTCATGCTATCATTCTGAATGGTAAGGCCACTCTTGCTTTTGAAGGAAACACCATAAGGCGGGTCGGTAACGATAAGGTTTGCACGAT